CAGGCTTCTTAACAACAAGCAAAACTAAGCCTTTAATTATTGATAACTTGGTTCATTTACTCCGTCAAGGAGAAAGTGGTATAGTAGATAAAGAGCTAATAGATGAGCTACGAACTTATGTCGTAGACGCTAGAGGTATAACAAACGCCCAGAACGGATGTTTTGATGATAGAATAATGGCATATGCTATTGCCCTATTTGGATTAAATAGTATGCCAAGAAAACATAGGCAAAACTTCAAGCGATTGAAGAAACAATATTTTTAATTTATGGATAAAGAGTTAAAACCAGAAGGAATAGCAGCAGGAGAGAACCCTACTCAAGAAGAGCAGGAAGAACTAAACTCTCTTGGATCTATTCTAAAATCAAAATATACAGAGTATAAAGATGCTCGTGATGAAATAGAGGATGATTGGATAGAAGATCTAAGAGCCTTTATGGGTCAGTATGATCCAGATGTATTATCTAAAATACAATCTAAAGGAGACAGGTCGCAAGTTTATGTAGGTCTTACTAGAACAAAAGTATTAGCTGCATACTCAAGAATTACAGATCTTTTATTTCAACCAGGACAAAAGTTTTTTTCTGTTGAACCAACACCAGTATCTAAACAGCCTTTAGTAGAACAAGAGTTAGGTGAAAAAGCTGCTCTTGAAATACAGCAAGCTGCTGAAGTTGTTGGCACAGATTTAATAGAAGATCTTATTGAAGCAAGGCTAGAAGAGCTCAAAGTAGAAATAGAAGAAGAGACTGATAGAAGAGTCGATAACATGGAAGAGGCTATTTTAGATCAAGCTATAGAAAATAACCTAGAAGGCAAAATGAAAGATGCCATCATGGAACAAGTTATCTTTGGAACTGGTGCTATGAAAGCAGGTACTCTTAGAATACAAAAAGATCATAAGTGGATAAAAGGTGAAGAAGGCTTTAACTTAATATACGAAGAAAGCCCTATGCCAGAAATGGAAGCTGTATCTATATTTGATTTATACCCAGATCCCCATGCTACTTCAGTAGAAGATATGCGAGATATCTTTAGAAGACATATTATTTCAAGAAAAGAATTTACAGTTCTAAAAGATTACCCAGGATTCAACGCTGACTTAATTAATGAATGTGTTGAAATGAATCCAGACGGAAACCATGATGAATCACAACATGAAAGAGCAAGAAGAGAAATAGCTAATATAAATGATAGCAATACTAATACACAAAAATTTGAAGTATTAGAATACTGGGGTTCAATTAACGGATATGATTTAGCAGAAGCTGGTGTTGATATTGGCAAAAAAGAACCAGAGCAAGAATATGCAGCTAACATATGGATGGTTTCTGGAAAAGTAATTAAAGCACAATTCAATCCTTTGCCAGGAGGAATAATTCCTTACTTCATTTTCCCATACGAAAAAAATCCACACGCTTTCTGGGGAACAGGAGTTCCAAGAATGATGCGTGATTCACAAGCTACAATGAATGCAGCGACTAGAATATATCTAGATAATGTAGCTTTATCATCTGGACCTATGGTTGAAGTCAATACTGACATCATGGCATCTGGAGAAGATCCAACAGAGTTATATCCATGGAGAGTATTCTTAAGAGAGGGAGGGGATGGTAATCAGCCTATGGTTAGATTCTATCAACCTCAATCTAATTCACCAGCTCTTGTTTCTGTAATAGAATTGTTTAGAAGGTTTGCCGATGAAACCACCGCACTACCTTCTTATACACATGGACAAACACAAAGCTCATTAAATAGAACCGCAACAGGTATTTCTATATTAATGAGTAATGCAAATATAGTTTTAAAATCTGTCATTAAAAACATTGATGACTATCTAACAAAACCAATGGTACGCTCATTATACGACTGGAACATGACATGGAATGAAAATGAAAATGTTAAGTCAGACATGCGTGTTGTTGCTAAAGGATCCACTGCCCTGATACAAAAAGAAGTGCAATCACAAAGATTGTTACAATTTTTATCATTGATTAATAACCCTATGGATGCACAGATGATTGATAGAGAAAAACTATTAACAGATATTGCTAAATCCTTAGATATTGATCCTGATGAAGTTATCAAATCACAAAAGGAGATTATGAATGAGCAACAATTACAAGAAGCTATCCTTGCCAGCCAGCAGGGCGGTGAGGCAAATCAAATCCCAAATGGGGAAGGAATGGTTGGTCCTGATGGAAGAAATGGAGTCGCTACGCCAAGCGGAGAGGGACCAATTGGAAATAACGGAGGACTACCGCTTTAGTCAAGGTCGTTGCGACATTCTGAAATATATTGTATCTTTAGACAAGATTGCTGATAAAGTAATCAATTCGTTAGGATCCCGCAAGGAAACCCCTAACATTTATAATTAATTTAATCGACACACCGAGAGGACCGATAAAATGGAAAGAGAAAAAACTAAAGGCGAGTTAATCGCTGAAAAGCTAGAACAAGAAGCTGATGAGATGATGAAACTTATTGAAGAATCTCAAAAGGAATCCGAAACAGAAGCTAAAGGGCTTGCAACCCCCGAAGCAGAAGAAGACGACACCCCTGATGAAGTTCCAGAAGAAGTTGAAAATTCACCCGATGAATCTGCGGATACCGAAGATACATCTGATCAGATAGAGGAGATTCAGGAGAAAGAAACTAAATCCGATGATAAGGGTTTATTATCTGCGGAACAGTGGGAAGAAAGGTACAAAAATGCCCAGGCACGGATGACCAAGTCTACCCAAAGAGAAAAAGAACTCGAAGGCAAAATAGCTGAAATGTCTAACAAGATAACTGCTATAGAGTCTATGAAGTCTGAGTCTCGGATTGAGAAACAGAAGGCGGAAGTTGATGTGGATCTGTCTGGACTAATCAATGATTATCCAGAACTAGTGAAACCTCTACAGTCTTATGTCGATGCTCGCATCGCACAAGTGGATCAAAAAGTAACTCAAGCTACAGACGAGGTCTTTAAAACTCAAAAGGAAGAAGCAGATAAAAAGCATTTCGGTACGATAGCAGATGCTCATCCTGATTATGAGTCTGTATCACAAGGAGATGATTTCAATTTGTGGTTAGATAGACAGTCTAGAATGTGGCAGAACGCAGCGAAGGACGGAGATGCACAGGATGTAGTGTCCCTCTTATCTAAGTATAAAAAGGATTTAGGTTTAGTTTCCAATAAAGTTTCCAAAGAGGATTTGGTAGAAAAGGCAAAACAAAATGTTGAACCTTCACTATCTAAAGCCAGGAAACAAAATGTAACTGGTAGTAAAAGAACATGGACTGCAAAAGAAATTGGTAAACTTTCTGATAAAGAATATAGAAAGCTTGAGAAAGAAATTGACCAGGCTTATACCGATGGAAGAGTGCGACCATAGAACTTACTACTTAAAATAATTTTTATTAAAAAATAGGTAGGTAAATAAAATGGCAATATCAAGCTCAGGCGGAAATTTTAGTTTCGCAACGGGTGAACAACACTTTATACCAGAAGTTTTCTCTAAAAAGTTACAAGCTAAGTTTTACGCTCAGACCATGCTGTCCGAAGTAACAACTAACGAGTACGATGGAGAAATTTCAGGGTTAGGCGACAAAGTGAATATCAGAACAGTCCCAGCAATTACGGTTGCAGACTACACAGGAACTCTTTCCTATGCTGATGTTACTTCTGGAACCGTGGAATTAAATATCAACAAAGCTAAAAGCTATGCTTTTAAAGTTGACGATATTTTAAGAGAACAGGCAGATATCGACTTCATGAATGAAGCAGCACAAGATGCAGCACAAAACATGAAAATCGCTATCGAGACTGATGTATTTGCAAATGTAGCAGCAGGATCATCTTTAACAGATATCAATGCAACTCCAGCAAATATAACAGCAGCTAATGTTCTTGGTTTCATCCTTGACGCTGGTAAAACATTGGACGAGAATAATATTCCTGAAGACGACAGGTTTATGATTATCAATCCAACAATAGCAACATTGTTAAAACAGTCAGAACTAAGACAAGCATACTTAACAGGTGATAATGTTTCACCATTAAGAAATGGCTTTATTGGACAAGTTGATAGATTCAGAGTTTATGTTTCTAATAACTTAGCTACAGCATCTGGAGTAACATCTGGTCTGTATGGTCATCCAAAAGCGATTGCTTATGCTTCTCAAATGACTAACACTGAATCAGTAAGACTTGAGTCTTCATTCGGTGATGGAGTCAGAGGACTTTCTGTTTATGGATACAAAGTTGTATTACCAACAGCGATCGGTGAGTTTAAGCTAAAAACTGCTTAACATTGACTTTCAGGGGAGCTTCGGCTCCCCCCCTTTTTTTATTCATAATTGCTAGATAATAAGCACATATTTATGATATCTTTAAGCATACATTCCCTAAGGAGTAACTAATGACCAAAGACGAAATAATTAAACTAGCAAAAGAAGAACACAATGTTTCTTTAAATCCAAAAGATAAACTTGTAGACTTAAAAGCACATCTTCATTCTCTAGAATCATCTTCTCCAAAAGAAGAAGTTGTAGAAAAAAAATCAAATAAAGATCCAGTAGCATCAAGATCCGAGCATGGAAAAGTTGTTGAATGGAGCCCAATGCATAGAGAAGAATATTGGGAATTTATTCATGATGCAAAATCATTAACAGCAGAAGAGAAAAAACAACTAGGACTATAAATGGCAACGGTAAAAGCAGTAAGTTTAATTAATAGAGCTGAAGAAATATTACAAGACACAACCAATGTAAGATGGTCCCAGCAAACTTTGTTAGATTACTTAAATGATGCACAAAGAGAAATAGTTTTATTTAGACCAGATGCAAATCCAGTCAATGCAACTTTTACTTTAGCTGCTAATAGTGCAAAACAAACATTGCCTAGTGCAGGTTTAAGGCTTTTATCTATTTATAAAAATGCCAATCCAGGAACAAAACCTATAACAAATATAGAAAGAAGAGTTCTTGATGACCAGATAGATGACTGGCATGGCTCAACTGGAACATCTGTAGAACATTATGTATATGATCCTATGGATCCAAAAACATTTTATGTATATCCACATACAACTGCGGCTAATGGAAGTATAAGTATAGTTTACAGCTCTTCCCCAGCTGATATAACTATTAGTAACTTTTCATCAGATACAACTGTAATATCTATAGATGATGTTTATGCCAATGCTATATTGGACTATATGCTTTATAGATCGTATCAAAAAGACACTGAGTACGCTGGTGATATGCAAAGATCTACAATGTATTTACAGGTGTTCCAACAGTCTTTAGGAGTTAAAAACCAAGTTGATGCAGGATCTACTCCACAGCCATCAACACCATCACAGTAATGAGAAATGGCAGTAGCAAAAAAGATAGAATCATTAGTATCTAAAGTTAAAAGAGAAGCTCCAAGCTGCCCATCTTTTATCGCTATTGAAGAATTAAGAAACTCACTAATAGAATTTTGTGTAAGCAC